CATGTGGAATTACTAGGGGTATTGCAACTCCCCCCACAGTTACTAATAACTGTAAGTTCTAGAAAATCTAAATACTTGTAGATAATTTTGGAACATCTACGAGGAGAATAAAACATGGCAAGTCAAGTCTCGCCTGGTGTAGTTCTTAGAGAACGTGACCTAACCAATGCAGTAATTACAGGAGATTCAGCTCTTACTGCTGCATTTGCATCATCATTTCAGAAAGGACCTATTGGAGAGATCGTAAGCATCTCAAACCAAAAGGAATTAATTGATGTCTTTGGAACACCCAAAGATGCTAATGCTGAAGATTGGTTGGTTGCATCAGAATTCTTAGGATATGGCGGTAGACTCGCTGTAGTCAGAGCAAGCACTGGAGTTCTCAACGCTACAAATGGAGCAGGTACATTAATCAGCAACAATTCAGAATGGGATTCTGGTGTTGGCAATGCAAGTATATTTGCTGCAAGATCTGCTGGAACTTGGGGTAACTCACTTAAGGTAGTTGCTGTAGACCGTGGTGCAGATCAAATACTTGTTCTTGCTTCTGCCCCTGCTACAACTGCATTAAATACTGCTTTCACAACTACTGCTGGAAGACAAGGTAGAATTTATTCTTGGGATGCTGCTTCTAAAGAATTAGCAGTTATTCTGGATGATCCAACAACTCTTATCTCAAGTGGAGATAAGTTTGATGAACCAGGTGACGGTGTTGCACAAACAGTTACTGCTGGTGCGTACGCTGGACAAGGTACACAAAATGGTACACACACTGTAGATCCTACAGGTGGTAGTGGTACTGGACTAAGACTTAATGTTGTAATTGATGCTAACGGAGATGTTACTGGGGTAACAATCGTTAACGGAGGTACAGGTTATGCTGCTAACGATTCAGTAACAGTTGCTGCTGCTGGTCTAGGAACAGGTGCTGTTAGTGATTTAACTGTAACAGTCAACACTGTATCTGATGATAACATTAACGTTGATAGCGTTAAAGATTGGTATACAAATACAACTATTGGATCAACTGGATTAAAACTATCTGCTATCGGTCCTCGTCCTGGCACATCTGAATTTGCTTCTTCACGTGGCATTTCATTTGATGAAATTCACGTTGCTGTTATTGACACAACTGGAGATGTTTCTGGTGCTGCTAATACAGTCTTAGAAAGATTTACATATCTCTCTAAATTGTCTGATGGTAAGAGTTCAGAAGGTTCTTCAATTTACTTTAAAGAAATTATTAATTTACAATCTACATTCGTTTTCCACGGTGCAGATTTAAGCAACACAATTGAACCAACACAAGGTGGTGGTGGAGTTGCTATTGGTAGTGGTTCTGCTGGTTTAGCATCAGGAAGTAAATTCCTCTTGGTTGCTAGTAATGAAACCGATCTAGGAAATGGTGCTGACGACTACGCATACACTGCTGGAGAAGTCAATGCTGCATACGATCTATTCCAAGATACAGAAGAAACAGAAGTTGACTTTGTTCTTATGGGTGGATCTTTAGGAACAGAAACAGATACAATTGCTAAGGCACAAAAAGTAGTTGCTATTGCTGCTACACGTAAAGATTGTATTGCCTTTGTTTCTCCATTTACAGGAAACCAAATTGGATCTGGTGGCACTGCCCTCACTCCTGTACAGCAGAGAACAAACACTCTCAATTTCTTTAACAACATATCATCAACTTCTTTTGCTGTTCTTGATAGTGGTTACAAATACATGTATGACCGCTTCAATGACAAGTATCGTTATATCGCAACTAACGGTGACATTGCAGGTTTATGTGTAAGCACATCTTCCGCAGTTGCTGATTGGATTTCACCTGCTGGTATGACAAGAGGTGGATTGCGTAATGTTATTAAACTTGCTTACAATCCAAACAAAGCAGATAGAGACGAACTCTATCAGAACAGAATTAACCCAGTGGTTACATTCCCTGGCACAGGTCCTGTTCTATTTGGTGACAAGACTGCTCTTGCATCACCATCTGCATTTGATAGAATCAACGTTCGCCGTCTCTTCCTCAATGTTGAGAAGAGAGTTGAGGCGTTAGCTAAGGCAGTTCTCTTTGAGATCAATGACGAAACTACTCGTTCTGGATTCCTTGCAAACATCAATGGATATTTAAATGAAATTTCTGCACAGCAGGGTATCACTGATTTCCTAGTTGTTTGTGACGGTACTAATAACACAGCAGATGTTATTGACCGTAATGAGTTTGTTGCTGAGTTATTCATCAAACCTGCTCGTTCCATCAACTACGTAACAGTTACATTTACTGCTACACGTACTGGAGTTTCATTCAGCGAAGTAGTTGGACGCTAATCTATTCACTAAATAAGAACCAAGAGGAGTAATTTTAAAAAATGTCTATTACTAGTAACGTTTCATCTTTCCTTTCTAAGGTAAGTCAGGGCGTACGCCCCAATATGTTTGAGGTGTCTATTCAGTTTCCTACAGAAGTAGGTGCTGATGACACAGAGATTGTAACATACATGTGCAAATCTGCTGCCCTTCCTTCATCTAACGTAGGTGTTATTGAAGTTCCATTCAGAGGAAGAACAGTTAAAATTGCTGGAGACCGTACATTTGATAACTGGTCTGCAACATTCATCAACGATAAGAACTTTAAAGCACGTTCTTATTTTGAAAAATGGTTAAACGAAATTAATACACACCAAGCAAACACTGCTGGTATTATTGATCCAACACAATATGGTCGCACAGTTACAGTTAAACAGTTAGAAAAAAATGATCAAGACAATGGAGAAGTTGTAAGATCATACAAATTATGGTTTGCTTTCCCAACCAGTGCTTCTGCAATTGATCTTGCTTATGACAGTAATGATCAGATTGAAGAATTCTCAGTTGAGTTTCAATACTCTTACTGGACTGTTGCTGGAGATGGTGATAGTGAGTCAATTGCTGGAAGAAGTGGAATTGCCATCCCATAAATAAGAATAGGAAACACATTCAATTAATATAATGGGTCAACTATTTGGTTTCCAGATTAACCGTAAGACTGAAAAAAAGGGGCAGTCGCCAGTACCTCCTCTCGCTGACGAACCTGCCTCTATTGCAGCTGGTGGTTATTTTGGCACATACGTAGATACAGATGCCACTGCTAGGAATGAGTATGAACTTATTCGTAGATATAGAGATATGGCTCTTCATCCAGAAGTGGATGCTGCTGTTGACGAAATCGTGAATGAGTTTGTTGTTAGTGATAACAACGACTCTTGTGTGGATATCAATCTAGAAAATTTAGACATCGGTATGGGTGTCAAGAAGAAAGTCCGTCAAGAATTTGATTATATTAAAAGACTTTTAAATTTTGATAACCGTGCTCATCAAATTATTCGTTCGTGGTATATTGACGGACGAATTTTTTATCACAAAGTAATAGATTTAGATAATCCAAAAAAAGGTATTCTTGAACTGCGTTATGTTGACGCAATCAAGATGCGTAAAGTACGACAAAAATTAGGAAAACTAGGTAGTCCACCTAATGCTTCATTAGCACAGTCCGTACAAGGAACTGCATTGGAACATGAGTGGGGTAACTACGTTGATTATTATTTGTACAACCCAAGGGGATATTTAAGGGGTGGTGCAATGGGTCCTGTGGGAGATATGTCCAACTCCCAAGGTGTTAAAATGGCAACTGATTCAATTGCCTTTTGTTCTTCTGGACTTCAAGATTTAAATAAACGCATGCATCTAAGTTTCATGCACAAGGCGATTAAGTCTCTTAATCAACTTCGTATGATTGAAGATGCTATTGTTATTTACAGATTGTCTCGTGCTCCTGAACGTAGAATTTTTTACATTGATGTTGGTAACTTACCAAAAATAAAAGCAGAGCAATATCTTCGTGATGTTATGGCAAGGTATCGTAACAAGTTAGTTTATGATGCCAGCACTGGTGAGATTCGTGATGACAAAAAGCATATGAGTATGCTTGAAGATTTCTGGTTGCCTAGAAGGGAAGGAGGTCGTGGAACTGAAATTACAACTTTACCAGGTGGACAAAATCTTGGAGAACTTAAGGATGTTGAGTACTTTAAGAAAAAGTTATACAACTCACTTAATTTGCCACCTAGTCGTCTTACAGACGATAACAAAGGATTTAATCTTGGAAAAACAACTGAAGTTCTCAGAGATGAACTTAAATTCACTAAATTTATTGGACGTTTACGTAAAAGGTTTGGAGAATTATTTCACGATATTCTTAAGACTCAATTAATTCTCAAGGGAGTAATTTCTCCT